AAGTGAATTATCACTATATACGATCAGTTCGCACCCTACGGGATGCTCTGTATATCCCGTTTGAAATCAAACGGGAGCTTGTAATCAAGGAGAAGAGGATTTGAATTTTAATGCATCAGTTCGGGCACACTCCGTGCCCTCTATAATTTCGGAGCAGCAAGAAAAAAATAAGCCAAACTCAAAAATGAAATAGAACCCCAAAAAAATATTTTCATCATAATGAGTGTGCTCCAGTAATAGCTTGAGATGGTTTTGTTCCTAATTGAATGGGTTCAGATTTAACTTGTGCATCTACTTGAGGAATCGTCGCAGGTTGTTGATTAATCTGAACAGGTTGTTCAGAACCTGAAGAATCTTGTTTAACTTGTTCATATGATTGTTCTGTTTTGAAATAGTTGTAGGGACGATCACCATCTTCAATAAGCTTTACACAATCAGATTTTGAAACAGGTAGCTTTGTACCTTGTTCCGTATATCCATAATATTTTCCATTAAATTTGGCACACCCTGAAAATACAGGTTTTGAGGTTATTTCATAAGTCAAATTTTTGCTTAAATCATCATAAGGACTACTCGGATTGTATGAGACAGTTTGTATAGACGGATTTAAACCTTTTGAGCTACTGGAGAGTTCATTGAACCATTGGACACATTCAGGTTTTTCAACATTAACAGCTTTACGACAGTCTTGATCTAAATTTGCTTGAGAAGCACTTGGATCGGAAGCTTGTTTATTTGAATCTTGATGATTGGACGTTTGTATTTTAACGTCCTTTTTATCTGAACCGAAGAAATGACCTAAAAACCCTGAACCACCTGAAACACCATAACCAAATAAAAAAACACCAAACATAATGAACAATGCAAAGCCTATCAAACCTTTAGGTGTACGTTTTTTACTAGTATCAATCGAAGTTGATTTATATAACTTAAATATAGAATCAGCAGGTTTAAAATTAAACTTTGATTCACAATTCAATTTATTAATAAGCGTATTTGGGTATGCACGTATAGAACCGTATTGATAAACTTTTGGAGTTCGCCAATAAGGACGAGTGATATGCAAGTGACAGCTAATTAATTCTTTAATTGTAGGATGCAAATAACTCGGACTTTGGGTAATAAACCAAAAATCAAAACCTCTATGACGGTGAATTGTCAGTTCCTGAACAATTTCATCATTCTTATTTTTGTTCTCATTGTATGGCGGTACTAATTGTACCTCATCAATTGCGATAATTGAGCCATCAGGGCATGTTCGCCAATCAATAACTAGATTGCGTACATAATCAATTTTTAAGGCTTTAATATTGGAATAAATAGTACGCACAGGCTGAAAAAATTCAAAATTTTCAGATTCACCACGATCACGGATTCGCTCAATAATTTCGTTATAACGGACTGAACGTAGATAATAATCATCGGGACGTAAATCATCAAAATCCTGCCCCAAGATATAGAAATATTCAGGTGGTAAAAACTCAAGATGTTTTTTTAACTCATGACCTGACCCTGTTTCATATTCATAATATGAAAAGTCGTCTTTAAATTTGTCAAAACATGCTTTATTATGCTCAAAAACAACAATATTCTTTTTTAAATTAACTTTATTTTTTCTTTCAACATTCAATAATTGAGTTACCACATAGGCGGTTTTTGACGCACCGGGTACACCAGTAACACAGTTCAGCATTTTTTACGCTCCTTTGTTCCGTCGCTCGTCGAAGCTCCTCACTCCGTCACCGAGTCGCTTTTGATAGGAAAAGTTTTGTTGAGTTTTGGACATAACGCGCAGTAATTGCGCCAAGAACAAGACTAAAAGCAATGTCAAAGCCAGCTAGACCTGCAAATTGGACTAATGCTGTAGCCATATCACCAAGAGAGCTTTTAAACTGATTGATTGCTGTATTCAGCGCTGTGAGCGTGATACCAGCAGTAGATAGCGTGACACCTGCACCAGTGAGGACATTTTTTAAAAAGCCTTTTTGTAGACTTGAGAGAATTGAAGAAAAGCTACTCATTGATACGCACTCCACTGACAATTAAAACAGCAGAAAATGCACCCATAGAAATAACAATAGGTCTGATGTAGGTCGTAACAGCACTACACCAGTCTTGAAAATCAACTTCCCAGTTTTGTTGATTTCCGTGATAGTTGAAATTCACAAGTGTAATTTTTGCAGGGCATGAAGCATTAAAACTGATATCAGTATCAGTTTCTTGCTGATCAACTTCTGGAAAATCGAGTTCAGTATCTGTTGTTTCTGATTCTTTTACCCATTCGCGAGCATCTGCAATAGCTTGCTGAACATTATCAGCCATAACACACATTGATGGTGCCCATGAACAGAACACTGGGAAATCTAATGAAATAGAGCCGGGCTTAACATCACCTGTTTCTGTATCAGTTGTAGGTTGTGTTATGGTTCCTTCGGCAGTTTCAGTTGTCGGAATTGAAGCTGTAGAATCAAGCTCTGTAGCGATCGGTTTAGCTTGAGTCTCATCTGTTTCAGCTTCACCCACTACAGCAGTTGCAGCAGCGCGAGTTACTGGAGTAGCAATAGGTACAGCAGGATTCCCCGTTTTGACTTCAGTTTCAGCTTGATCTATGACTTGTTGACCAATATCTGAAAGCGGAACACTTTTTCTTTCTTCTTCTTTTGACTCGTCATAACTTGGATTTACAACTTGGCGTAAGGGAAAAGCTGATATTTCTAATTCACTAATTGTGCCATTAAAATTTCGATGTTCAACACAGTAATTAGTAGATGAATTATAAGTAACGTAAGTTGTGTATCCATCACCAAAAATTTTATAAGTTAAACCATTATTGCAAGCTTGCTGTTGTGTACTCGCTCTAGTATCTTCACGTGTTCCAAGTTGATAAAGATAATGACAATTAGTTGAACATTGCTTCGAATTATAAGTTACAGAGTTATTTGCAGGGTCTAATACGTAATCGACACCATCGAGCAAGAGATCCATTGCCCCAACAACAGCAGCAGCACCTAAATTTTTGCCCATGAACTTACCAACCTGCCCAGCAGTTGGAGTTACATTGGCAACACCAGTAGCAGTTTTTTTTGCACCATTTACAATAATATCTTTTGCGCCATTTACGGTCACACCAATACCGTTAGCAACGGTTGAAGCAACACGCCATCCTGAACCGCCTGCCAAAGTTGAAGCATTTGCAGAATTAATAAACATCACTGGAGACAATGCGACAGAAAAAGATATTAAAATTTTTAAAAACTTCGAATAACTAGCCATGCTGCCCCCAATAAAATCAAAATTGGAATCCAATTTAAAATGCTGGCTTCTTCCATTGTGTATACCCCTAAGAAGTAAGCCCCACTTAGGGGGCTTATTTGTAAGTGAGAATTACGCTGAATTCGCACCACGTTTGAGGTAACGCCAACCTGCGAAAATGCCAAGCAAAATAAGACCCGCAGCGAATAGCGTAATCACAGTAGCTTTAGCACCATCAATTTCTTCAGTCAGCCCAGTTGCATCAATAGAACTTGCAGCATTAGCATGAATAGCTAAAGCTGTACCTGTTGCAATAACAGCAGCTTGTTTAAAACGAGTTAACAAAGTTGGCTTGAGAACAAGCTGAATTACATTTTGATTTTCCATGGTAATATCCCCATTGGTTAGAGTGATTTAATCGCTTTGGCAATAATTTCGTATGCAATGAAAACCGCAGCGACTGCTAGTAAAGAGCCTCCTATTAGCACCATTTCAGCTTTTGTAATAGCTAAAGGGTGCGAATACTCGACCCATTCAAGGCATGTCTGTAAACCTTGTTCATTTGCAGTGGTAAGTGTTTTACAGACATGCATTGCTTGAATTCCTTAATAAAATTAGTCGTAAACACCGAGTAAAAAGAAAACGATGAACAACATGAATGCAACCACACAAGCTTCAAATAGCTTCATTTTGCTTATTTAGGCTGAGACTTATTTACTGGAAGCACATCATGAACAACGGTCATTTGCTTATTACCATTTGTCACAAGCTCCATTTGAATTTCACACTCAAGCGGGAAAGGCAAATCCTGAATCTTTTTACAGTTATCAGACGTGCCCCATTTGTATTCGACAGTTGCAGCGCCGAAACCCGAATCACCGAATTCAGTCATGACATAAATTTTTGTGAAGTTATGAAGCACGCCATCAACTGTATTGTTGTAAGACTTAGCACCAGTAACGACAGCATTTGTTTTAAATTTCATTTTTGTACTTCCTAAATAGCCTAAGCAAAATCCCTAACCTATGCAGGCAACGCAGTAGGGGGGAGCGATTGAACAAA